TATGGATAAAACTTCTTATGTTTTAACTTATCCAAATCGTCCTCTTGTAGATACAAGATTGATGAATTTTATAAAATTAAATAAGATTCCATCTGGATCACAAATTCATGTTGCTATTATGACACATACCGGTTACAATCAAGAAGATAGTGTTTTGGTAAACAAAGGTTCAATTGATAGGGGATTATTTGCAGCTACTATTTATCACACTGAAAGAGATGAAGACAATAATATAATTCGTGATGAAATTATTCGATGTAAACCTGATGTAACAAAAACAAAAGGTATTAAGTTAGGTAATTATAATAAACTTGATTCGCATGGCTTTATTAAAGAAAATACCTTGATAGAAAATAGAGATGTTATTATTGCAAAAATAATTCCAATTAAAGAAAATAGAAATGATCATACAAAAGTTATTAAATATGAAGATCAAAGTATAGTATTTAATACTTCTGAAGAGACATATATAGATAAAAATTATACAGGACGGAATGGTGATGGTTATAATTTTGCCAAAGTACGTGTCAGAATTTTTAGAAAACCTGTTTATGGCGATAAGTTTTGTGTTAAACCTACGCAACAAGTGTTGACACATAAAGGATGGATAAAAATTAAAGATATTGATATAAACAAACATAAAGTTTGTACATTAGACAAAGACAATCATTTACATTATGAATATCCAAAAGAAAAGTTCACTTTTGATCACGACGAAGATATGTATTGTTTAGAAACTAGTCAATTAAAAATTTCTTGTACTTTAAATCATAAATTATATGTAAAACCTATTAATACGGATTCTTATATTTTAACAGAAGCAGGGTATGTATATCAAACTCAAGCCCAATTTCAGAAAACAATGAAAAATGAATATTCTCATAAAGATAATGTAACAATTGAAATAGAAAAATATGATATGAATAGATGGTTGATATTACTCGGATTGTTTATAAATTTTGGAAAAATTAATAAGCAAATATTGGAATTTTATATTCCTAATTTGAGATTATTCAAATTACTTGAAGCTACTTTGAAGGATTTAAATATTAATTGCATAATGGAAAATAGTGGAAAAATATGCATAACTAACGATCATCCGTCAATCTTTGTTCACTTTTATAAGCTATCTTTAAATAAAAATTCAGAATTACCATCTTATATTTGGACATTATCATTAGAACAAGCGAGAAAATTTATGGATACCATTTTAGATACTGATTTATCTGAAAACAATAGAAATACTGCATCATATAGATCATCTAATAAACAATTATTAAATGAATTAACACGTTTGGCGTTACATTGTAATTGGTCTGGTATGATAAAACAAGATGTTGTGTATATAAACAAAACAAATAATGAACCTTTTATCAACAAACCAAATAATAAAACAACAAAAGAGACATTAGAACATTATTGTGGAAAAGTATATTGTATTGATATGCCTTCTTCGCATACATACTATATGAGAGAAGATGATAATAGTCCACCTATGATTGTAGGTAATAGTAGTCGACACGGACAAAAGGGTACTTGTGGAAATATTATACCTGAATGTGATATGCCTTTTACAAAGGATGGTTTACGACCAGATATTATTATAAATCCTCATGCAATTCCTTCAAGAATGACAATTGGACAATTAAAAGAAACACTTCTTGGAAAAGTATTATTAGAATTAGGTTTATTTGGTGATGGTACTAGTTTTGGTGATTTAGATGTAAATACAATATGTGAACAATTACAAAAGTTAAATTATGAAAGTTATGGCAATGAAATATTATATGATGGGTTAACAGGTCAGCAAATGGAAACAAGTATATTTTTAGGTCCAGTATTTTATCAGAGATTGAAACATATGGTTAATGATAAAGTGCATAGTAGACCCATTGGTCCCATGGTAAATTTAACACACCAACCTATGGAAGGTCGATCAAGAGCAGGAGGATTAAGAGTAGGAGAAATGGAAAGAGATGTGTTGTTATCTCACGGAATAAGTAGGTTTACAAGAGAAAGATTATTTGATGTTTCAGATAAATATAAAGTAAATGTTTGTAAAAAATGTGGAATGATGGTAGTTTTTAATAATGGTGAAAACAATAAATTCTATAGTAAAAATGATTTCAAAATACATCATTGCAGAACTTGTGATAATCGAACTGATTTTGCCTTAGTTGATATGCCTTATGCAAATAAGTTGTTGTTTCAAGAATTACAAACAATAAATGTAGTTCCACGTATTATTGTATAAGTCAAATATTTGAAGTTGCAAAATCTGCTATCGGTTTAATATTATTAAAGCAATACAATTTTTTATATTCGTCTTGTATGTCTGAAAATACAAGATTTTTATTGTACAATGCACATATTCCACTAAATGCTGAAATTCCATATCTAAATAATATATCACATTTAATCATATTGTTTAATGATTCTATTATATCTTCATTAAAGTGACAAAACACATTTAAATTATATTTATTAAATATTTTTTCATCTATTGTATTATCTGAATAAATATGAATATTTGCATTTTCTTTGTCATATTTTTTTTGAATCTCATCCAAAACTTCATTAATAAATGAGTCCGGAGTAAATCTATATTTCTTATATTCTGACCCCTGATCTAAATAAGTGTTCCCTCTTCTACAATGAATGCAAATATTTATCTTGTTTTTTATCTTTGTTGTTTCGATATTACAATCAAATAAATTTGTAAAATATTCACGAAATTCTTCGTCAAATTCAGGAAAATCATTTGTATTTTTCATATTTTGTAATCCCCAATTCATACCGATATTATTAATATGAACTCCTTTTAATTCATTTACTTTTTTGAAATCTTTACCTAAATTGAAAATACTTTCATATTTTTCTTCTAATGGTGTGTGTACATAAATGAAATTATATTTTTTGCAAAAGAACATTGTACATAAGATACCGTATATTTGCATACCTATTCTATCGCCTCTTTTACTTGTGAAATACATATTTAATAAATATATATAATTAATATATTTATTAAATATTCATATAACTAACATAACATTTATAAAATGTTAATTCTGTATCCAGTGACAGTATATTCGATTTTTTTATTAACATCTGCTTTGTTTCATTCATATCAAAATTATTTCCTTCTTGCCATCTTGTTTCTTTCGGTTTAATCCAATTACCATTTTCATACGTATTTTCTAAAAACACATCAGATAAGTAAAATGCATTCCCTTTGACACCGTGAAATCCTCTTATAAAATCATTTTTTTCGTCTTTATACAAATATGTAATTATAAAATGTTTGACAGGTATGTTAATATGTCTTCCATTTGTTAATCTACTTTCTCTTTCGCCTTTAATGTAAACATCTAATAATAATTTATCGACATTTTCTTTACTGTATGTCCAATTACCCAGACATTCTCTTGCATTCATTTCTTTATCATATGCAGTAATAAAAAATCCATCTGGGTTTTTTGGAATATGTTTTTTTGTAATAAGAAATGATAAATAACCAACACCTGGCTCAATAGAACTACGTGTTCTTCCTATCCATTTTAATATTAAATTGGGAAATAACTGAAATAAATAATTAAATTGTTTCATATCATCTACTACTTTCTGAGAACTATGATTTGTTTTAAATAATAATGAATGTGTAGCTTTGTTCTCTAATTTGATAGCTTTTTGCATTGGATAATGATGAGAAAAATCAGCAGAAATTATTATTAAACTGTTTGTTAAAGTGGGTATATTTATAGGATTTTTCATATTAACACCAATAAAATTTAAATTATTTAAGTTCCACCATTTTTTAAAAATTAATTCACAGCTTTTCCAAGGAACATAATATTCGTGGAAATATTTATATCCTCTAAATAATACATTTTCTTCTTCTTGAGAAGGATAATAAATTATATACACTGTATCGAAAGTTTTACGTTGCGGCTTGAATTGAAAGGTATGCAAATAAATATTACTTGTATATTTTGATCCAGCATGGGGCACAACATATCCATAAATATTTTGTTCATTAATTATTTTTTTATTTTTAAAATTAAAATCACTTTTATTAAACCACATTATATATATAATTAAAAATAAATAATAAAAAGTAAAATTTTATATTTAATATAAATATGAAAACTTATAAATCTCCGTCTAATTTTGATGGCTACTCAATAGAATGCTATGATAAAAAGTATTCGTTGATTAATTTTTCACCAGGTCCTGCTCCTATTTCAGAGAACGTTTTTAATAAAATGAAAGAAGACATTTTTTCTAATTCTAATTTTGTTTTTGGTAATACACCATTGGAAATGTCTCATAGATCACCACAATTTAATAATATTATAAATAGTGTTAATAAGAAAATACGGAATTTTATGGAAATACCAGATGATTTTAATATAATTTGGACCCAAGGAGGAGGGCACGCTCAATTTAGTTCTATTCCTTTGAATATGAAAACAATTGATGGTTTCAAAAAAGCTGCATATTTAGTAACAGGAACTTGGTCTTCGCGGGCTTTTAATGAGTCAAAAAAATTTATAGAAAGTGAAAATCTATTAGAATATTTTTATCAGAACAAGCAAATAATTGAATATAATAAATTACCAGCCAATTTTTCAATACCATCAGGTATTGATTATGTATATTTATGTTCAAATGAAACTGTTAATGGTATTGAATTTAAAAGTTATTTAAATAGAACAGTATTAAATGGTGCAAAATTATTTGTTGATATGTCAAGCGATTTTTTAATGAAAAAAATAAACTGGGATAATATTGATGGTGCATTTGCTTGCACTTCAAAAAATATGGGAGTAGCTGGTGCAAATATTTTAATTATCAGAAAAAATATCATCGAAAGTTTAAACAATAATTATATACCTTGTGTATTAGATTGGAAATTATACAGTGATTCAAATTCTTTATACAATACTCCAGCTGTTTTTAATATATATTTAATAGAACAAATAATAGATAACTATATCAATGAAATGCAAACAATTGAAAATATGAATGATTATTCGATAAATAAAGCAAAGATATTTTATGATTTTTTAGATAATAATAATCTATTCAGTGCTGTTGTTAAAGATCATAATAGCAGAAGTATTGTTAATATACCATTTACTGTAGCAAATGGTGATGAAAAAATGATGAGTAGATTTTTAGAATATTGTTATTTAAATAATATTGTTGGATTACGTACATTAACACCTTTTTCATATAAATCGTTGGGTTTAGTTGAACCATTACGTGCTAGTTTTTATAATGGTATTTCTATAAATGATGTTCGTCAATTAATAGAAATAATGAAATCTTT